CTCTGTATCTATTGTACCACTTTTGGTTTTTGCAATTCTGCGTGTTACGCCGATCCTTTTGAAATGGCGTCTTGCACCTCTTGGGGCCAGCGCAGTTCCTCCATAGCCGCCACGACTTCGGTGAAATATCGCGCTGCTGTCCCAGGATGCATGACGCTGTAAGGCCTGCGCCAGCTTCCATATTTCATTCCAATGCCAGAATTGAGCGACCGCGGGCTTGTGCTGGCGCGCCAGTTTTTCTGAAAGGCGAGTCTTGGCACGTTGCGCGCCGTAATTTGATGGGGATTCGTGCCATTGTTTGTCCAGACATAGTGCTCATCCTCCGTATAGACAAGCACTCCGTTCTCAAAAAGACGGATTTGGAATTGCGGCTTGTTCTTCCAGTTCGTGGTCGGTTGTAGTAGCTCTGACCTTAACCTATGACCGACGCGCCTAAACATCGCGTCCAGGCTGGCCTTAATGGCCGCGGTATAGTTTATTCGTTTTGGCAAAATAGCCTTGATGGTGATGGTCATGTCTCGACTTTCTGCACGCGGTATTCGCCATTGCTGAAAGCAAACAACAGGCTGCAATCCTGGTAGCGCCTACGAATGAGCAGGAACAATTGTGACGGGTCAATGCCGCGCTCGATGAGGTTGTTCTTGATGTCGGTATGTCTTGAAACTGGGATAATCACGCGCTTCCCGTCCAGGGTATGGAACTCCACATCTTTCAGCACGCGGCCAGTGCGCTTTGTGACCTGGAGCACTTCGGCAAGCGTTTGCCCCGTCTTGAACGGAAGCTGTGTTTTTACTTGTTGTCCCATGCTACTCCAACGAACGCCAGCAACAACATTGCGCCGATCGGCACCCACGTGATGGCAGGAAGTGCGCCCGCCAGGGTTGCGATCATCAGTCCGGTTGTAACCACGTAATTGTACAGCGCGAAGACGGCTGCGCCGCGCTGATACCACGCTAGTCGTTGCGCCGCCGGTTCAATCGTCGGCGTCATCACCCACTCAAAAGATTTGTTGGTTTTCATCTGCGACCTCCTTACGGCCATTTTGGTAACGGGCCCTTTGATTGCGGCTCATCTGTTGGTTCTAACACACAAAGGCAATTCCAGCCCTCACATTCAATAGTGTCGTTCTTTGGCTGTTGTGGATGTGGGCCACGGGCGCGCCAATACGAAGCTCGCTTGACCTTCCCCGACATTGCATTGCAGGTGCGGCAATGCTTTTCTGTCGCGCCCATTACCCATTTCAGCTTCGGATCTCCGGTGGCCATAAGCCTGGCGCGGTTGACCACATCCATATAGCGGTTGATCCAAAGATTGGCATGGTTGAGCAATGGCGTCAGCTTCCCGCCGTTGGCCTTGCTTTGTGCTTCTACCATTTCTGCCAATGAATTGATGTGCGAGAATTCGTTTTGGATGGCGTTCTCTAGCTCCATCCGTTCTTGCGCCGATAGATCCTCTGGCATAATACCGACGGAGCGCGCCCCCTCATGCCAGGCCTCAGTAAGCCCATTGCGGATGACTATCATCATGTGGTCAAAGAAGGCATCATAATCAAACACGCCAAGCCAGAGGCCGCGAACTCCAGCGCGGATGCCATGCCTGTATCTGGCCGCGCCGCGTTCTTTCGTCTCCAGCCCCTTCACGTCGCCAAGCCCAGGCAGTTTCAGGTCTTCTGCATCAATATGACGGCGCATGCTCCCTGCCATTGTCTCTGGCTGTTCGCGTTGTTCTTTTGGGCCTTCTTCAGTTTCTTCCTCCTGTTCCTCGCTGTTTTCCATTGTGGCATCCGTCAACTCTTCTGGCTCTTTCTTGGCTATCCTCTCGTACTTATCGCGCAATTCTTGTAACGCCGCTATGCATTCCATCGCAACATTCTTGTCGTCCGTGTTTTTGGCTTCGTATAGGGCGGTGTTGGCCTCTAGCAGCTTTTCGTCGATTGTGGAGATGATTGTGATTGGATCATTCTTCCCGATTGCCAGCGGGTTGGGCACGCCAAGATATAACAGGTCGTAATAGCGCGGGTCTGACCTGGCAAACAGCGTCAGAACAGACGATCCATCCTGCAATCGTCCATTTGACAATTCAAGCTCTCTGAATTGAGCCTCTGTAAGCTCGCCCCCTTCTACCATCTTCTGCCGCTCCACGCGCACACTGGTCACGCCGCTGGTGAGATTGGTCTGCCTTGCCAGGGAACGCGTGTTCCAGATGTCGGCCTGTATCTGGTCGATTACATCGTCCTGGAAATCGAAAACCAGTCGCAGATGTGGGGGCAGAAACTTCCCGCCCATGTGGGTAAGCCCGTGGTCGCTTCCGCCAAGCATTGTCATCACAGAACGCAATATCTGGCCCAAGCCGCCGCTGGATCCGGTAAAATGCTGGAACAGCGCGTCGGCCCGCGTCGCGCCTGTGGAGGTTGCTGGCCAAATCCAGCGCGCTGGAATGCCACCACACATAGCAATGGTGTACATTCCGAGCGTTGTTGCCGTGTTCTTGTCAAAGCCGTCTGGGAGTGAGGCCAGGTCAATCAGATCAAGCCCTGCGTCTGGGTCTATCCCCTCAATCACAGGAGTGGGCGAGAATCTGCTGAATCCTTGCGCGTCCGCCGCATTTGCGGCCATCATCAGCGCATTGGTAACAATGCCTGGTGGAATGCCGCGCCCAAGCAGGATTGCCCGCATAGGCCGCGATCCAAGTTTCTGTCCCTCATATTCGCCGATGTCGGTCAAGTTTTCCGCCGTGTTTATGCAGCGAGAGAGCCAGGACACGCCAACACCATGCATCTCCTCTATCGGCGATGGGCACTGACTCATAAAGGCAACGCGGGTGTAATGGAATTTATAGGCTTTTCCGCTTTCAGCCGTGTACACAACCGGATATTCGGCATTTCCGGTTCGTGTGCAGCGCCAGGAATCCAAATGCGCGATGCCAACTGCTGGGCCAGTAAGCGGGCCATCTTTGCGCCCTGGGCCAATGATCTCGAAGAAGGCCCCATTGTCCACGGTGAACAAATCCCACAGGAAACGGCCAAAGCAGTCAATCCATCCCGCGCCGAATTGCGATTCCTCATTGAGAATGCGGGTGAACTCTTCTGCCTGTGCCTGATGTTCGGTTACAGACTTGTCTCGCGGCTCCACCCATACGGCAATACTTGTCGCTCTCGCTTGTAGCGTATAGAAAGCGCCTAGCACATAGTCGTTGAGCATGACAGTCTTGCGAAGCTCTGCGTCTCGGCGCTTGCTCCACCACGGGGGAAGGCGCTGACCAGCGGATGCAAGCCACCACAACAAACCGATGTCAGCCTGGGGATCTTTCTTTTTCGGCTGTTCCTGCGCGGTCTCTTCAATCGCCGCGCCTATGTCTTTTGTAATCCACTCTTCCACGGCTACCTCCGCAAGTTCACCATACTTACCGTTGCAGTCCAGCGGGAAGCAATCGTCCCGCCCACAAGCGCCTGGATCACTGCGTCCGCCGCGTCTGTCGATCTTCCAAGCCGCCTGCGAATATCATCCTTGCTTTCAACCTTGATTTTACCATTACTTTGCATATTTTGTTTTGGACTCACAAGGTCTTGCAGCAGGATGTTGTCGGGCGGAAGCAAAATGCGGTCTCCGCGGTCTGGGTCTAGTCGCTCGCGCATGCCCCACCAGGCCGCGCTGCGCTTGTCCTGGAACTTGAAGCTGCCAGTTGAATCGGTCACTTCCGATCTTTCCCCTGCATTGAATGGGATAACATTGAACTTTTCTTCCCGCAGCCGGTCGAACACGCCCGCGCCAACACCAACCACGTCAACAATGATAGGGATGTCTTTATTATGTCTCGCGGCAGCCATGACCATTCCCGCGGTTTCCATCGTGTTTTTCTTGCTGTAGTAGCGCAGTTCGTCGATGACGTTACCGTATACGACGGCGATAACGGTCATGTCAGCTCCTTCGCGGGCCACATCTACGCCAATGCTGGTTATTTTCTGTCCCGACAGAGGCCTGCCGATGTCATCCCATTCGCGCCAACGATCCATCGCAGCCTCGACCCAAGAAAGAGGGATCACGCTATCTGTGTCGGAGCTAGAGAACTCGCCCAGCACGCGATTCTGGTAAACGGCGGAATCTTCTGACCATTGCCTGCGCCGTTGCTCGGCCCATTCCTGGTCTATGCGGCCCGCCGCGATGACTTCTTCCAGCTTGACATGGCGCACCCACCAGTCTTCAAAGCCTGGTTCCCTATGATGGATGCCATAGAATGTGCCCGTCGGTTCCCCTGGTGTGCTGACGGCAAGCCAGTATGCATTTTTCCCTAGCGCAAACGCGCCCTCGGCGCTCTCCCATGTTTTCGGCGGAATGATCTTGCTTTCGTCAAATATCATCAGCAAATTGTCTGCGTGTGCGCCCTCGATGCGTTCTGGAACACTGGAGGCCATCGCAAAGGCGCTTCCGTGCTTTAAGTTCAACGAAAGCGTGAGCAGCTCATTGCGCGTGTACGGGGGTCTGCCGATCTTCTCCCAGCGCAGCGCATTGGCCCACTTGTGGATTTCTGGCCATAGAAACTTGGTGAGTTGTCGCCAGGCGCTGGCAAGGGTAGGGGCCTTCCAGTCCTCTCCCGCGGCGTCGCGGGTCAGCGCAAACCAGTGAACCAGAATAGACGCGACGCAGGACTTGCCAAGCCCGTGCGGGCCGCGGACGGCGACGCGCTTTTCTGAAAGCAGCCGTCCCATAATCTCGCATTGATATTTGGTCGGCTTCTCCCCGTCTTTCCACGCAATGCAATCATGAGCAAAGGCGACCGGATCATCCCAATACGTATTTAGAAACGAAGTCTGTGGGTTGATCGTCTTCCCGCTCTTCTGCCTTCGACGCGTCTCTAAAATCGCCATCGACCGTAATTGCACCGGCGTTAGAACGGGGCTTGAACCTGGTATTGATGTCTGTGTTTGTTCCTGTGTTTGTGCTTGTGATGGATTCAATTGTGACACGGACTGGATCCTCCCCTCTGATAATCCTCTGCAACTGCTCGTCAGATAGCCTGTCCAGATTCATTGCCACAATATCCAGGCGTTCGCGCCTGCCATATCCTCTCGATCCGCCCTGTTGCTCAAGATACCAGCGGGCCGTTACCACGTCTGGGGGAGTTCCGCTGGCAGGATCGCCTTGAATGGCTTTCAGCACTGCGGCTTCCGCAAAATCAATCGCGGATTCGCGCTCTTCAATAAACGCCTGTCTGACCTCTGGATATTTCTCAATATACCTGGCCACAGTTTCGCGGGTGCAGCCAAGTTTCATAGCAATGACCTGCATAATGCCAGCACTGCCATATACCGCCGCTAGAATCTCTTGCACGATAGGTCTCTCTCCAGCCATATGCATTACCACTCAAAACCACACTTCGGGCAGCGATGAAGCGCTGCGGAGCCAGTTCCGGCTGGACGTGGTTGTTCCCCCCGCGCCGAAACGCCCATATCTCGACGCAGGTCTATGTCAATCCCAAGCTGGTAAGGGGACATGCCCCAATCCACCAACTGCGGAACATCCACATTGGGCCAGTTTGCAAGCATGTCAAAATCAAATCGCCCAACCGCCCCCTCGTGCAGCAGGATGACAAGCTCCTGTAGCTCTTCTTCGGTAAGCTCCCGCGATGCAACCCGCACATCAACGACAAAATCTGGGCCGAACGCATCGCCCCATTGTTTTAGCCGCTGATGGCCGTTATAGAGCTGGTTGTTGGGCCCGATGGAAATTGGCTCAACCTGGCCGAACTTCTCGCGGGAATGAACAAGCCGCTTCCCGTGCGCCGCATCAATTTGACGCGGGTTGAACTGCCACGGGATCAGCTCGCACAGCTTCCTGGTTTCATTACGCCACGTTAATGGTTCTGCGCCGTTTTCGCCTTTCTTTTCGTGTTGTTCTTCTCGCATATCGTCTACGCCGCCAAGATTCCATGCATAACCGTGGGGAACGCCCAGTCTGGCATTCCTTCCCCGCCAGAATCTCTGCGGCCATTACTCAGTATCTGAATCGCGGCCATTAGCCGCCTTGCCGCCCCCACCCGTCTGGGCTTCCCCACCAACCCACCAATAAAACCTGTGTTGGTGCCCGTCAACAGTAAACTTAGTTGACCTAAGTATACCATTGTTTTCCTGTCTTTAAGAAAACGGATGGCGGTGGCGTATTTCAGACCAGAATCTTTTACGAACTGCTGAAGCGAAAACGCGCCGCTGGGGATAGTCTTTCTGGCCGCGGCTACCAGATCGGCGTAAAGCTGAGACGGGCTTAGCGTGTCACCGGATTTGCTATCGGGAGGGGATGGTACACCTTCTTTATCCATAATTTGCTCTCCTTTACCACAGCGATGATCCCGCCGACTTTTGCGCTGCGAGAAATATGTCCAAGTCTGTAATCG